ATGTATGGATTTATATTAAATGTAGTTGATGGTAAATTGTATTGCCCATACTTATGATTTGCAGTAGCAACTCTAAAGTTAATTAAATTATTTCCGTTGTAGGAACCAATAATAGTTTCTCCCGCAACAAATGCATCAGAAGCACCATAATTTTGCAATGTAGAATCATTTGCAATTTCCACTAATTTTGGAATAAAATCAACAGATCCATTGCCATCAAAAAATTGATAGAATTCCGTTAATGGTTTGATATTTGTTACTGAGAATTCTGTATTTCTGGAGCGCATCCAAAGTTCATTTCCACTATCAACTAAAATATCATTTGATGTTACCTCCTTAATGGTATCAACATAAATTCCAAATCCACCATTAAGTGATACTTCTATAGTTCCACCATTTATATTTTTATCTGGAAGTCTAATAGTTCTAATCCAACTATCACTAGCGGGAGATAATTTAATGCTTCCAGTGTAGACTACTACATGAAATGGGTTAACATTTTCTACTCTGGTTGCAAGAGGTTGTTCAATCCAACCTATTGAATCATACTTTAGAGTTACAACTTCACCGGTTTTTTGTACATTTGGATCAAATAATTTAAAATTGATTGAAAGATCTAACTCTTCGTCAATTACACTTTCTGCTGGGGCAAGTTGACTTTTGAGTGTATTTTTACTAATAATTGGCAGTAATTCTTGTTCTTCAGGATCAATTTGTATAGAAGAATAGTCTGAATTAATTAATGAAGAATTTTTGAAATCATCAACAAAAAATCCACTCTTAAATCGATTTCTCCCATCAGCATCTTGAATTTGTAAAGTCTGAGTATTTACTTCAAGTAGTGTTAGTGAAGTAATTCTCTCTAAATTCTCAACCCTATCCTCAATTAATCCAATGTCCCTCATTGTATATCTTTTATTATCTACCAGAGATATCTCTACATCTGCTGGGTTATAAAGATATGGTGGTAATGTAATAGTTGCAATTTCCATTACATCATCATTATTTGTTGGAGATTTGGGTATGATTGCAGATACCCCTTTCTGCACAATTAATACTCCAAACTTATCAAGATATAATTTATCAATTCTTCCTAGATAATAGTCATATCCAACTAAAGAACTTTCATTTGGTGCTAGGAGCAATCTTGGAACTGTATCAAAATTCCTTGAAGAAAAGTAAAATGGTGAAGATGCCGTACTAGTAAAAACCGACACTCTGGGTCTAAAATCTAAAGTATCCGAAGCTCTTACTCTTCTAGGACCAATATATGGAACATCTTCCGAAAATCTTTCCTTATCATAACTCAATACTGTAAATACATCACCATTATCAGTTGATGGTACTGTATAGCAATCTAATACTATTAGCAATCTTTTAGATGGCACTGAAGAATTGTTATTTCTAACAATTTTGGAATAATCATAATATTGATCCCTTTGCCCTTTGTCTAAATTATAAGAATTTGTAATATTTTTATAATTTCCTGCAGTAATAGATTGAATATCTGTTGTTATATTAGATTCTTCGAATGATACAGATTCTCCTTCCAAAAATCTATCAGTATTTAAATAAACAATTCCTAAAATATTTGCAGATACTGATGTAACAACCCTTGCAATTGCCTTGGATGTGTTACCAATTATATTTTCACCAATTATTGCATTTGCAGAAACATTCGCAGTTGAGGTAAATTCGATTTGATCTAAAGTTGGATTTAATTTATCCAAAGATTCATAAACTGCCAGAACTTTTACAACATCTGGATAATTTAGGGATATTTCTTCATCCTGAACTCTCAACCCATAATATTGGTTATATGTCAATCCATCATTAATTGATGAACTAATACCGCTTCCAGACTGGGAGTACTTTGATAGGTTTACATTAATAGTCTGACTTCTAGTATATTGTTTTAATTTGCTTTGGATACCATTTTTGATCAAAGTGGCATTAACTACAGCATTACTTCCATTAGTTAGTCCACTAAACGTAACTTGATTTGTTGCTGAATTGAGTGAAAATGAGTCGGAAGTTACAGTCCCAATTCCACCACCGGTATAATATACTGAATATCTTTCTTCATCAAATGCTGCAAAAAATGCACTAGTAATTCCAGTAAAATCTGAGGTATTGAGTATTAATTTTCCACTAGATATTGTTTTACCAGTTAATTGTTCAGAAACAGTTAATAAAGAATCTGAAAGATTTACTGAAGAAATATTTGTATCTGGTAATTCTGCGTACAAGTAACCAGAATCTTGATTTCTTATGATTGCAGAAGCTATTGTGATTGGATAAGTTCCATTGGTAACTGATCCAGTATAAACACCAGAAACATTTGAGGCAACTTCAGCAATAGTTAATGATAATCCATCAGCAGCAACTGCAGTTACTCTATTATATGTCTTATCACCAGTTGTTGTTTGATATCCGAGAATTGTATCAGTTTTTATTCCAGTAAATACTTTACCAGGACTCTTTACAGTTGTTCCACCACTAATAGTTGCTTGAACTACGCTATTGGGAAGAAAAAATGACTCCAAAAGACAATCTGCTGTGAATGTTGGATATCCACTTATTCCCGATTGTTTAACTGATTTAATTTCTTGAGTTCCAAAAGAATTTACCGTAGTAATTGTTCTTGGAAAATCAATACCATTGATAATTAATTGTTCCCCAACAGAAAATGTACCTGAAGTTTGACTTAAAGTAATAGTAGAAGACCCGCCACCGGCAGAAACAGCATATCCACTAGCGCCACTACTCTTACCTTTAACAAAAGAAGTTGCTGGAAGTTCACTACTCGATAGTGAGGAATTTAAAACTAATGAAGTATAAGTCTGAATATCATACAAATATAAATCCCAATTAGTAGATGCTCCAGCATATGCAGCATCTGTTAAATTGAAAGTATATACTCTTGCATCTCCTATTTTGGTTCCCAATCCACCAAATCTTGAATATAATTCAATTGCATATCTTTGTGCTGGAGAACCAGATACATTATTGACTCTTAAACTATTTCCCATTTCAAAGGGAATATTTACATTTAATACGGATTGAGTATCTCTTGGTTTTTCTACATCTAAAATTGTTGTTGAAATGTTTTCTATATCATATCCTCTAACATATGCCTTTCCAGGAGATACCTTTACAGACATCAAATCGTCGGAAGGTATATTTCCTTCGTATGTCTTCTCATTATTAAAAAACAATCCACTATTGCCCAATCTATCATTTAATGAGTTGTGTATTGATGGGTTAAATGGATCTACGGCATAATTACCAGATTCATCATAAGTTCTTTCTGCCAGATAATCACGGATTAAATTATAAGATGTTTTTGTATCAATTTTTTTAATTTTTCCGTTTTGAACTCTCAATAGTTCGACAAAATCTGTGTCGTTAGTATCTGATAATAATTTTTTAGTTAAAGTTAAATTAATTTTAAATCTATCTGCACCAGGAGCAGCATAATTTGTAAACCCTTTGGCATTGTCAGATAATGATCTATCATCCTTCGCACTAATTATCAATTCATCAATTTTTAGACCAACTCTATATGATGGTGTATTTGTATAGTTGTCTAAAATTAAAGTTTGCTTAGAAACATTTACAAAATAACCTCTAATAAAGTATACACCATCTCCAATAAATGCCGCAGAACCTATAGATGTTGCATTTAATGAAATTAGTGATGCAAATGGAGTTCCCGCATTAATTGTGGTGTTACCATAGGTTATATTTTCTTCAGCAATTAATGATTCTCCGTCTACAAATGGATTAAATTTGAAATTGTTATCAGAATCTAAGTATTTTACATATAATGTCAATTCTTGTACATTAATATCATCGGGAAAAGAAATATATTGAATAGTTGCCGTTGTTCCTGATATTTGACCGACTATTTTTTTACCAATAAAATTATTGATATAATCTGAAATATCAATTCCAAAAGTAGTTGGATTTACTTTTACTGAATTAAACTGTCCATCATAGGCAATATTTCCAGGTATTACTACAGACCCTTCTTTAAACAGATGACTTCCAAAAGATTCTACTTGATTCTGTAAAATTGATTGTAAAGTTGTTAGTTCTCTTGCTTGAACTGGCCTACCAGGATTGAATAGAACTTTATAAAAATTCTTCTCAGAATCAAAATCATCATAGTATGGACTAATGTTTAAATCTGTTTTTTGTGCCATTTTTCTTAGAATTCCAGAATAATTTTAACGTCTTCTTTTTGTCGGATGTCCCTTTCTACCAAGGGTCGGTTATCTATATAAATTATATCTCCCGTCTTTTTATTTATCTCTGGATTTGCAAGACCCCCTGTAAAAGTTACTCCCAAGTCTATAACTTTACTTCCAACTGTAACTTTATTATCATTAAAGGACGTTTCAATCGATCCAGTAAATGGCGCAATAGTACTTGCAGATGATTGAAAATTATATACATTAGGGTTACGATTGCTGTCCCTATAATCAGTTTCATCATACTTTGTAGGATGATAATATAAAGATCTATCCCTAGAATATTTTAATACTTTTGTTTCACTATCATATGATGCTACATATCCTTTTGCAATCTTTCCATCTGTTCTTGTCTGTGTCATTTCTCCTCCGATAGTCGGAGTTCCACTAAATGCCGCAGTAAGTTTTATTGCATAAAGTGATGAATATTGATTTTCTGTAAAAATTGTATTAGAAGTAAAGGTAGTTGGATTTTTTATAATTCCAACTTGAGCAAATTGAGTATCTGTTGGGAAATCTTTAGTGGAATCATCAAATCTAGCATATATCAATACTTTATCAGTACCTAATTC